TTACTTACGTTTGCCAATGCAGCATTCTTAAATGTGTTCGCCATGTTTTTTTCCTATATTATCCTAAAGCAATTGCCAGTGCCGTTGCGTCATCTTCTGGATCAAAGTTTAGTTTTGCTTTGGTAACATTACCGTCTGCAATCTTAGCAGTTAATATTGATCCATCTGCAACACTATTTAGTGTGTTCACCCCATTCAACTGAATACATTGAATATTATTTGTTCCAGCTGGTGGAGCAGATGTAAATGTTAATACATCACCAACAACTGTGTATGCATATGCAGAACCATATCTTTGATACACATTATCTACAAATACAGCAAAGTTTCCGGCAGTGTTTGCAGCAGGAGTTCTTGTCAACGTAAACGTAGTATCAGAACCATCACCATTAAACTCATCAATAAAAGTTTCTGAAGTAGCAGGAGTTGCTGTTAGAACTTCATTACCAAGATAGACAATAGAGATTCTACCGGCAGCATCTGGAGCCTGTGAAAATGTAATCTTTGGTTGTCCAGAAACAAGACTAGTTGAATACGAATATTCTGGTTCTTGTACAATACCATCTAATACGACCAACAAAGATGTTGGTACGGCCATATGATCAAGATTGAAAGATGTGGTTGTACCATCACCTGCCAATACTTGTCTATCAAATACACCATAGGTTGGTGCTGCTCCTATATATGCCATTTAGTTTCTACCTTTGTTTTTCATTATTATTTATTCGGTTGCCTCAACCCATCTTCTGTTTGTTTCATTCCAAGTATAATTCATCCCATCATAATCTGATGGATAATCTACAGGAGGCTCCCATAAGTATGTTGTATCATTTAGTATCCAACTATCAAAGGGTTGTGGTGGAAAGAACCCCACTCCATCATAGTTCCAACCTATCCCAGCATAATTTTTTCTTAAAGGTGTTCCCCCACCAGTATGTTCGCCTGCCTTTGTATTATAACTTGTTTGAATCCACTCGCCTGGCGTGTTATCTACAAATGTTTCAAAAAACTCTTCTTCGGCAACTATAACCTTAATTACTTTACCTTTTTCTACTTTTGCGTAATGTGACATTTACATAATCTCCTAATTAGCCGTCATGTCATATCTTACAATGACAATACCTGAACCACCATCAGCACCAGCGACTGGTTGGCTGTTCCAAGAACTACCGCCTCCACCAGAACCAGTATTAACAACTCCATCAACGCCAACATTCAATGCACCATTACCAAGGCCTGCACCGCCTCGGCCACCACCACCAGATCCACCGACACCACCAGTAGGTGTTCCAGTAAGGGAATTGTAGCAAGCACCACCACCGCCACCAGCTCGAGTTACGGCCGAACCTGTTATATTTGATGATACACCATTACCGCCTGGGCCACCAAGAGGAGCTGATCCGGCAGCACCAGCTACACCGGCACCACCACCGCCACCGCCGACATATGGATTACCTTCAGAACCTGGGCCGCCAACATAACCTTGGTTAGCAGTACCAGCGCCGCCTGCGCCAGGATCGCCTGCATCGCCAGCACCGCCGCCGCCACCTGAACCGCCGGCTTTACCATCTCGATATGGAGAGTTTAGAGCGCCGTAAACTCCTCCACCGCCACCGCCGAGTGATGTTATTGAACCAAAAACAGAGTCATTTCCAGTAGTTCCTGCTGTCGTTGCGCTATTTCTTGTGCCTGCAGTTCCACCAGCGCCACCGGCGCCAACTGTCACAGTGTGGTTTCCCTGTGCCAGAGTGATTCTTGCCTCGGCAGAACCGCCACCGCCAGAACTTTGTCCTACAACTGAAGAACGATAGCCGCCTGCACCGCCACCACCAGAAAGGTCACTGGCGCCACCACCACCGCCAGCGATTACAAGATATTCTGCATTTGAAATAGAATAAGCGCTTGTTGAAAGAGTTCCTGATGATGTAAATGTATGAATTCTATAGTTACCACTTGTGGTAATTGTACCACCAGCTGGTGCGGCTAGAACAGTTTTAGTTATAGTATTTGAACTAGGTGTTCCATCTTGATTTTTAATTGATATTGAAATTGTATCACCAGCAGTTTGTCCATAAACTGCAGCAGGAACAGCGACTGTTAATGAACCAGAAGATACTGCTTGTCCAACTATAGTTGTGATTGCCGAACCACCTTCTGAGAACACAACATCAACATTATCAGTGTTGTTTGTTATTGCAAAAACTAGGTTTGATGAATATCCATCATTAATGTTTCCAGTAATAGAAGTTATTGTTGGAATTAGGTTTGTTGATATCCATTCAGTACCATCGTAAAATTCTAATGAACCAGAAGTACTATTAAATCTAGTTTGTCCACTATTAGGTGAACCTGGCCGTTGTGCAGTTGTACCAGAGGGCATATCGAATGCACCAGTGGACGTTGAGTTTACATCATAAATTTGTGATTCTGCAACTGATTTTGATTTACTTGCCATTAGATTTGATACCTCACCATTATTTCTGAAGCATTCTGTGGTGCGAATGTTGTTGTTAAAGTCGTGCCACTTATAGCATAATCAGTAGAAGGCTTGAGTGCTACACCATTGTAAAATACAAACGCACTGTTTGTTGTTGCTCCGTTATTACTTAAAGTGAATGTTGTTGCAGAACCATCACCAGTAAATGCATCATACTGGTAGTCTGTGCTTCTGCGAACCACTCCACGAATACCCATGTGTTTTGCTTCAATCTCAGCACTTGCGTCTGGGGCAGAAGTAAATGTTAGAGTTGTACCTGAGATAGAATAGTTGGTTGATGACTTCTGTAAGATACCATCAACGAAAACCAAAACTGAGTTTGCGTTTGGTGGTGTCTCTGTTAAAGTGAATGTTGTTGCAGAACCATCACCAGTAAATACATCTGTAGTAAATGACTTTAGATTGGGTGCAAGTTCATCTGCACCAACTGAACCTGTTGGCGGTTTCATTGTCATAGAACCGATACCTCTATGAACTACATAGATAGAAGCGGCCGCAGAGAGAGAACCAGCGAACTTAATAATTCTTGGTTGACTGTTTGCATTCTCGTGAATTGTAAATGCTACATCTGGTTCTTGAACCACGTTGTCTACAACTACATAAAGGTTTTCAGCATTTGAACCATCAACATCTGTATCTAACGCATATGCGTTTGTGTGTGTCACACTACCGACAGTAATATTACCCAAGTCAGAGCCAGCAAAATCCTCTTTCTGAAATGCAGCAGATACCCTGTTTGGTGTATTGATACCCATATATGAATCAGACATTATCTACCCCTTATGTAACATCTTGTAGAATTGATGCAACCACATCCACAGTTGCCGCAGAGGCATAAACTTGAATTTTGTCATTGCCGTTTAACACAACCTTCTGGCCTGATACAACTTTAAGCGCTGAGCCCACAGGGATAGGTGCATTTTTAATAATGTGATAAGATGCACTGGCACTACTGTCTCTTACAAGAACTGTTACTTGAACAGCAGAAGTTCCTGTGTTTGCAATATCAAGTTCGATAAGAATTGAATTAACGGCAGATGAACCATCATTAGCAGTATATACATCTGTAGGAGAACCACTGTTTGTGGATATACTCGTTGCAAATGCATTCTTAAAATTGTTTGCCATTCTTTTATCTTCCTTTGTTTAATCTATTTATAATGATTACCCTAATGCAACAGCAAGAGCAATACCAAAACCTTCAGTGGCTATCTTACCACCAATAATAGGAAATTGTAATGTGCCAGTCATTGTTCCACTTGAATCTGTAAATGCACCATCAATACCTACACCAGTATTTAATGATGTAAGTTTTGTTACCCCATTAAACTGAATGTCAACACCTGATACTGCATCAACTTCAGTTCTACTGTTACTATCAACCTTTAGATTGCCAGTTCCATTATGAATAACTTGTGAGTGATTACTATCATGGTATATTTGCAAATCGTCATGGAGTCCAAATTTGATTCTTTCACTGGCCGCACCTGTAGAATCATCAAAGTCAATTACTGTAGGAAAGAGAACTGAACTGAGTCCTGATTCTAATTCTTTAATTGCTTCAATAACATCTGTTACTGCTTGCCCATTAATAGAAGAGGGTAGATTGCTGATGTCACCGACATCAACTGCGAGTTCATTAAATTCTACTCTCCACTCTTCAAATGTAAAGGTAGCTGGTGCGTTACGGTCTGCCATTATTTCCTATCCATTAGTTGCATCAATAGAGATTTGATTTCGTGCATTTCACACTTTAAAGTATTTATCTCTCTAACTGCATCTCTCAATTGATCCTTTTGTTTCTTTTTATTTTCCATCATCTTCATATAACTAGTATAATTTGACGTATCAGTATTAATTATTGCATGAGACTTTTCTTCTCTTACATATTCACTGTGTCCTTCTACTTTAATATGCGTCATAGTGCAAGTGCCAATACTCTAAGGTTTCTAATTTTTGGAACTTCTACTGTAGAGGTAGACTTAAACTCAAACTTCACTGCCGCAGTAGAGAATGCATTTAATCCAGAAATGGTATGTTCTCTTTCTCTGTACAATTCTCTATTTTCATCTGGATTATCAGTTACGTCAGTATTTGATAATACATATGGAATATCGTCAAAGTTTCTATTATCACCCTCTTCAGCAATCTTATAATATATTTGTAAGATTGATGGTTCTGGACGATTGGCTTCATATAAAATCTTTAGTGCAGTCGCTGGGTTTGCAAGAGTAAACCTCTTTGTAAGATAGTTTGCTTCGTTTGAAGTTCCCTCTGGAGCGATGCCGTCAAGATAGTTTTCATGTTGAGTAATTATAACAGACTGGCCAGCACTCTCCGAAGTAGTTGAAGGTGACACAGTAAAACTAGCGCCATCAGCTGCAACACTAGTAATAGTAAATGTTCTATTGTTATTACTACTTCCAGTTATAGTTATTTCTTTACCAATATCCAAAGTCTGAATATCATCCCTAATCGTTCCACTTGCAGTTGCAGATATTGTACTACCACTAAATGAAACACCTGTGGATACAGGCAGAGCTCTATCGTCAATCTCTGTCACGTTCTTTGTTGTTCTTGTGTAGTTTGAAATTCTATTAGAAGTCATACACAGTGAAACTCTTTCTGTATCAATAACTGGTGACAGATAAGAATTCTTTGTTGTCATAATCGCTTCTAGTTTTGCAGACGTACCACTGATAATATTATTTGCTCTACCACCTGTTAGTTTAACTACTGCATTTTCTTCAGATGCAATAATATTTCTTAGTGGTGGATAATAGTTATCATTTTCTTGAACAGTTCTAACAGACTGTTTAGAGTAACCGCTAGACATTCCAGTATAACGATATACGAGAGATGTATCAGGGAAACTTAATTGTGAAATTGAAGGTTGAATAATATCACCAGACAAATTCATAGTTGCCTTAACACCACTTCCACCGAAGAAGTCATTACCAAGAACTGAATTGCTTCCTGTAATATCAGCATTGTCAAGAGTAATTACATAACTATCAATTGTAACTTCAGAAACGCTGTGTTGTTTATTCAGCGCATCAGAATCTATACCTTGAGTTGTTGAGTTTGCTCCATAGAACCCATCTTCAACACCACTGAAGGTAACTTTATCTGCGTCTGTAAATCCATGATTCATGTGATGTACACGAACTTTATTTGTTCCAGTTGCACACTGGAATGGGTTTGCTTTCAGTTCTCTCTTTGGAAGAGCAGTGTTTACAAACACTGGATTTCCAGTTGCAGTAGTTTGGAAATCTGCACGATTAAGATTAAACTTGACATCTCTATATTGGTGTGGTGTCCAGGCCTGTCCATTCTGTGATAAGAACAATGTTCCTGTTAATGGATTGGCAGAGACAACACGATTATCAGTTAGATTAGTTTGTCCAACTTCTGAGAAGAATACTCTACATCCTGGCTCATCAACTTTAATAACAAATGCATATTCAACATCGTCAGTTAAATATACAGGAGAAGGGAATGTAAATCTAGTTGGTACAGACGCATCATCTGATACGTTTACATCCTTTGCATCTAGAATTTTTTGTGCAATAATTTTGAGTGATGGGTGTCCATCAACTGCGTTTACAAGTTGTACATATACTGGGCGTGTTCCACGAGCTGAGAAGAATAAGTCAATTGAAGTTACAAATGCACCGTTGACACCTTCTGAAATAAATGTCTGTCCTAGTGGATCGTGTCCGCTACCACCACCGTTGCCACCACCATCGCCGCCATCACCACCATCGCCTCGACTCAATTGTTGGAATGCAATTTGTTGAGATCTTGAAGATGCCGCACCACGAACATCACGAGAGATAACACGACTATCTTGTACTCTATCACGAACAAACTCTGCTCTTCTTACGTTAAGAATAGTCTGTTCTCTTTCTTCTGCAATACCTGTTGCAGAATAAATCTTTTCAGCCTTTGATGAGTGTAGCCCAATCTCTGGGTTATTATTGATATTATCAATAAGTCTTAGAACTCTTTCACCAGTTCTAAATCTTAAAGAATCGCTGTTAGGAATTGTAAACACACCAGTAATTTTACCAGCATTATCTGTGATAATATCGCTAGTATCTACCTTCATAGGGGGAACGGTTGTAGTTGATGTTGAACCGTTAATAGTTGTAATTTGACAAAGGTTTGTACCACCGTCAGTTGTTCTTGGAACAGAACCAGAAAGGTTGTCACTTATTGCAAATCCATTTTGTACATTACTTACTCTAATATCTACAGGAAGTTCTGTTGCAGTTGCAGTTGCATTCTGAGAAGTAACATGGGCAGAGGCCTGAAGTCTCTGACAAGAACCACCAGATGTGTATGAACTAATAGTACCTAATGCACTACCATCAAGTTCTTGAATAGTTATTGTACTTCCACTTACACCAGTTACGACATAGTTATTGTTTCTAGATGTTCTAAAGTTTAATCTTGTTGAACCACCAATACTACTAAACTGTACATGGTGTCCTACTGCAATACCAGATACACTTGCAAGAGTAATTGTTGCAACAGTATCACTGTTCTTTACAACACCTGATACAGCAGTTGCAGTATGTGTTTGGTTTTTAATAATATCACCGAACCCAAATGCCTGTACTGCTTCACCGTTAAATTGTCTTGCGGCATCAGTAGAACTTTCTGGGCCAGGAAGTTCTGTATTATTAAAATCAAAATTTGCTCTTGAACCAGAAGTCACTGTGAATACATCGTCTGGACGGAAGAAGTCTGTTACATTTTCATTATCAAAGTATGCAAACATTTTTGTATTGGGGCGCATATTTGCAACCACAACACTAACAGGGCGTGAACGCATGAATGGTATCATGTTAATACCAACAATTCTATCACCCATATTATGTGAATCAACTGAAGATTGAATAGAGGTTTCAATACCAGAACGAGTTTGTCCTACTTGTTGTGTACCTGTTCTTCTTGTTGTCGTTGTTCTTATAGTTGCAATACCACCACCAGTATTGATTCTTTGTGTGCTAGATGAACTTTGTGTTCCTGTCCACTGTCTCTCACCGAACCAAGAGTTCTGCCATGAGTTCCAAACTGTACCAGTTACACCCATCTCTTCTGCAAGACGATTTATAACATCAAAGTTATTGTCATCATCTACAACAACGTCAGGCCTGCGAGTCACATCTTGCCAATCATCTGAATATGGAACAAGTATCATCTCACCAGTAAATGGTGCAACCTTGTATGGGTTTACATCAAAACTATCCGTTGCATATGGATTTTGAATATATGTAGTTTCTGTATAAGGAAGTGTTATGATACCATCTTCATGTTTTCTATAACCAGAAGAAGCTCTTGCAGACGCAGTGGAAAGAGTTTCAATCATAGTGGCATTATCAGAGAATGCCATTGGACGAGCAACACGTTTTTGGAAATCGACAGCAACTTTATAGTCTGCACTTTCGTAATCACCGATTGCGTGTCCTGTAAAGTTATCTACTATGAAACCATTTTTAAGTCTATCATTTCCATCACTATCTTTCAATACAAGTGATGCGGCTTCTTTCTCTAGAAGATTGAGTGAAGTATAATATTCTAGATTGGTAATTCTTTTGTCAAGTTTACCAATGTCTCTCATCGTATATCTACGATTATCTAGTTTTCTAATATTGATTTCATCTAGTCCAATAACATATGGAGACATGGTTGTTTCAAAAAGAACCATGCCAGTCTCAGGAGACTGTGGAGTTGTAGGAGTAAGTGAAGGAACACCTGTTATTACATTAAACTTTCCAAGTCTATCCATGAAAATCAAATCTTTTCTTCCTAAGAAGAATGAGAAGTCAGCAGAAACATTTGTACCAACAAATGGAAGTTCTGTTATGGATGCAGTTGCACCAGAGAATGTTCCACTATCATCTACACGAGGCCTGAAGTCAAAACAATCTCGTAGTTCTAGTGATGAACCATTATCCTTTGAAATATATGTTGGAATGTTTTCATAAGTAACTTGTCCAGTATACGAATCTACTGAGAAGTAATCACCGGCACCATGTGTGAAGAAATCAAATGCCACACGAATAGAACCTGTAGGAACAGGTTGGCCTGGTTTCAGTCTAATTGATGCAAGTCCATAAAATGCATCTCTCATACCAGTATCAAAAGTATATCTATCTGTAATATCAATTTGATTTGTTGTGCTATAAGAACCAAACGCCGTTGCCATCTTTACAGAAAGAAGTTTAAATCCATCGGCCTTACCCAACGTAACATTTGTTAATGCCGCCGCTGCCTGAGTTGTAATTTCTGTAGTATGATTTTCAATAAGAGTTTTAGTTTTTTCTGTCGCCGCAGTTGAACTTACATCAACAGATGCTATCAGAGCAACAGAGTCACCAGAAGCGGCTGGTGACGAAAGACTAGTAAGGTTTGCAAAACTAACAGTCAGTCCACCACCTGAGACAGTAATATCGCTAGTCCTAATTGGAAGAACTCTACCTACAGTAGCCGCATTAGAACTTGCAGTAATAACAAGAGTAAAGTTTTGTAAGTTAGAACCAGATGCAAAAGATTCGTTATCTGTCACACTGAACTGGGCAACACCGGCACCAGAAACTTGCACTGGTGTGAACTGCCTTCTTAAAGTATATGACGTAGATTGTTCGTTATCTGGATTTGAAGTAGAGTCACCTCTAACTTTTCTAAGTCTGAAAAAGTTTGAGTCAAAGACAAGAGACTTATTATCTGCTTCTTCAATCTTTGCATTAAATCTTTTTATTTGTCCACCAGCGATTGCAGCACCAGTATATGTAACACTTGCTGTCAAATTATCTGTAACAGTAATCGGCCCAAGTCTTGTTCCATTTATAAAGATGTAATCACCAGTTTTTAATTCAGTATTAAATAGAGTTCCTACACCAGTAATTGCTTGTGTTCCAGAACCAGAACCAGCCACTGAGGCTGTACCAAAGAGTGTTGATTGTGTAGGACTGACATCTGCAAGAAAGTTTGCACCATCAAAAGATTTTACATCCCTGTCATAATCTTTACCTGTATTCATATTAATATCGAACAGGCCAAGTTTAAATTTTACGGTTGCCGCAGTCGAAGTGTAATCACCATCATGCAAAGAGAATGCACGAACTCTTGCAGTACCTACTTGAGTACCACCGCCGGGCTGTCCACCCAAGTCATCATACAATGCAACTTCTTCAAATGCATTGATATTCGGAATATTAATTACATTTTCTACAAGTTGAAAGTTACCAACAGGAGTTTGAATTGGTCTATCAACCTCTCTGTCAAATGTTCTTGGTTTATCTACAGGAACAATCTGTGAACCCATTGTCTCTAATTCATAACCCTCGACATATGCCTTGCCTGGTTCGATTGAGAATGCAACTTTAGATTCTAAACCGCCACCAGCTGAAAGGAACACACCTCTGTTTGTTCCATCGTTAAGATGCTCTCTCTTTTCAAGTTTGAAAGGACGAACCTCATAGTTACCACTTTCATCAAATGTTCTACGAGCAAGTGTGTGTTCTAGTTGTGAGTAATCAGAATACTTAACAAACTTTTGAATACTACCCCTGTCAAGACGAGCAAGTTCAATGAAGTCTGTGTCATCAGTTGCAGTTAGAGTTTTCTTAACAAGAGTAAGAGAAATTTTAAATCTGTGGGCGCCAGGAGCATTAACATTTGATGAACCTTGTGCATTGTCAAGAAGAGAGGAATCATCTTCTGGTGTTACGAATGTTTCTCCAATTTGCCATCCAACACGATACGATGGACGATTTGAATATTTGTCAAGTATAATAATTTGTTCTGTATTTTCTACAAAGAAACCGTTTACAAAGTAAACGCCTGCATGAACCAGAACGGCCGAACCTATTCCAGTAGATGTGGAAGAAGAACCAATTTGTGCAGAACGCTCTGTAGTTTGATTTGTTGTAAGTTTGAAGTTTGTAGTCGTAGTATTATTTGCATTGGTAGATATAATTGTTTCACCAACACCAAATGTCTTAGTAACACCATCAGTACCAGTGTTCTCATACTTGATATAAAGAGTAAGAGGGTCAGTATCAGTCGCTGCAATCGTTGTAATAACTCTTGCCTTCAATCCAGATGTTGTGGATTCAATTATCTTATCTTGAAATTCAGTTCTGTATGTTTCTACTGTCGCCGCATTAAATGTTGACTCTAACTGGATATAGTCATAGAACATATCAACATTGATATCGCCAGGGATTACCATAGAACCCTGTTCAAAAATATGTGAACCTAGTTTATTAATCTGCTCCTGTAGAATAGTTTGCAACTGTGTAAGCTCTCTTGCTTGCACAGCGAAACTTGGACGAAACATAACACGATGAAAATTTTTCGTAGTTGCGTAATCGTCATTATATGGAGTGACGTTGAAGTTTGTTAGCGTTTCAGCCATTTATATACACCTTATCTCAAATTAGAATTCTACGACAACTTTAATATCTTCTGTTTGGTCAGACGCACGAGAAATAGGCCGTCTGTTTTCTACATAGATAATATTACCACTGTCTGGTTGTAATTCTGGATTTGCATATCCACTATTAAATGTTATTGAATTACCACCGGCGAGAGTTATACTTCCACCACTTGGTTGGGCTGGAACACCAGTAGAACTAGATGTCGCACCAACGATATCACCTGTTCCAGAAAACGCAACATAATCACCGTTTGCATTTACGCCGTATGTTTCAAATCTTTCTTGTAGGTAGTAAAGTATTTTTCTTGTTGCATCATATTCAACAACTCTACCTACTGCACCAGTTGTTGCTTGTGTAATTCTTTCATCAGGTTCAAATGTTGCAGATGAAGAAGAGAATGCAACGGCGTATGTTTGCCTTGCAGTTGTACCACTATATGGATTTGCACTACCAAATGAACTAGGATCAACTAGTAGTCCTACTTCTCTAAAGTCATTTCCTACGGCAAAATCGTCACCTTCGGCTTGTTCTAGTTTTGCATTCAACATAATATAGTGTCCACCAAGTTCTCCAATTGGATCATATCCATGTCCAACTCTTGGTGAAATTATTGGGGTTATCACACCATTACTTCCTGAACCAAGTGAAGATGCACCTGATAGCGTACTACTAGAATATGTAGTAAAGATATCATTTGTTAAATCTACTATACCGTATGTGTAACCAACACCAGCATTTTCAATCTGTGAGTTGTTGACGGTGTTTCCAAACTTTTGGATTTCTCCACCAGATACATGAATCTTTACAACACCACCAGTACCATCTCCACGAATAGGAGCATAGTAAGTTCCATTTGTATAACCAGAACCACCAGTTACTTGTATTACTTTAACTGGAGCGCCATTAAATGGTGCAGTGTCACCAGAGTTTGTTTGAACATCACTTACAACAGTTGTGTCTGAAAGAACTGGAATGAAATCTGTCGTAACAAACTTTTGAATTTGTGAAGTTGAAAGTGTGTACATATACTGAAGATAGTATCCACCAGAAAAGAATGGGTCTGACGCAGTTGACGTTGGCCCGCTCGCACCAGCCTGAATTGCAGTTCCACCATTATTGTCTAGAACTTTATAAACTTTAAACTCATCAGTGACAAAGTAGTGTGTCGAGTCAAAAAGATTTGTTGCACCAGAGGTGGCGGTGTTAGAAGAACTAATGTTATGTTCGTACATATCATAAGTTGTTCCTTCTACATAATTTCTTCTTGGTATTACATAAGTAACATCAGTAGTTCCAATTCTTTTGGCAGCAATCATTGAATCCCACTTATAACTATCAAGTGTAATTGTGTCTACTGGTGTTGGGGGAGTTGTATCCGAACCACCAGTTGTTCCAGAGGTAAACGGTGAAGTCTTACCAATAAACAAATAATAATTATTTGCCGCAGCCTCAGTGAATGACTCAAAGAACTGGTCTGCATTGTGTTGTCTAAATTTTTCTGTAATTATCGCTGCCATTGTTTTTTCCTATAATCTTATTTATTCGGTTGGTTCAACCCAGTTTCTGTTTTCTTCATCCCACTCATAGAGAATATCATCATCTGGTCTATCAACAGGTGCAGACCACATACAGGTATCGTCATCTAATGTCCATGATGCATATGGTTTGGGTGAATAAAAAGCATCTCTATCTTTATCATAAACAAATCCAACTGCGGCATAATTTTTTCTTAAAGGAGTTCCACCTTCAGAGTGAACTCCACCATGTGTATTGTATGATGTTTGAATCCATTCGCCTGGGCTATCATCAACAAGATTGTCAATATAATCTTGTTCTGCTACAATAACCTTTTCTACAATACCGTTATTTACTTTTGCAAAATGTGCCATCTTATATTATTCTCCCTACGGTAATTGATATTTAATAATGACAACGCCACTGCCGCCATTTCCAGCAACAGTACTATTTGTTGTTCCAGTATCAGCACCACCGCCGCTGCCAGTGTTTGTTCCACCGTTTTTGTCTGCGCCACCATAACCTTCTGCTGTTCCACCGCCGCCGGCACCACCAGCTCCACCAATGCCACTAGAACCAGAAGCTCCTCCACCGCCACCGGCACGAGTAATAGATGAACCTGTTATTGAGGATGCAACACCAGCACCGCCTGGTTGTCCAGCAGCACCTTTTGCAGAACCGTTAGAACCTACGGCACCTGCTCCACCACCGCCTGCGCCGCCTGGGTAAGTACCAGAACCACCTCTTCCAGCAGTATTGGCACCACCAGCGTATCCTTGTCCACTTGTTCCAGCGCCACCGATACCATTTCCAGTATTTTCAGCGATACCAGCCCCACCACCTGAGCCTCCAGCGCTACCGCTTACGTTATTATAGTGTCCGGCCTTTCCACCAGCAACACTGGTAATACTAACAGAACCACCAATGATAGAAGAATTATCACCGCTGTTTCCAGCATCATAAGTACCGTTAGTAGTATCAGCGGCACCACCGGCACCAATCGTACAAACATATGTTGCAGGCGCCATAGTTATTCTAGATTCCGCCGAAGCGCCACCACCAGAGTTTTCACCAACAACAGATGAGCGATACCCACCTGCTCCACCACCGCCTCCATAGTCACCACCAGAACCACCGCCGGCGATAACGAGATATTCTACGTCTGCAAGTGTTACACTAGAAGGAACAACAAAGTTGGCAGAAGAATTAAATGTATGGATTCTAAAATTTCCACTGGTAGTAACAGTTCCACCAGTAGGAGGAGAAAGCACCGTTTTGTTCGTTGCGGCAGATGTTCTACTATCGTTATTCGTAACTGATATTGATATAACAGTTCCAGCACTCTGTCCATAGATTGCAGAAGGAACAGCAACTGTCGCTGAAATATCACTATTAGGTGTTACTGTAACTGTAGATGCAGAACCACCAGAAGGTGTAAATGAAACAACTAAATTTGTAGATAAAAAATTTGATCCTAAGAGAGTTAAGTTTCCAGCACTAGTGTTATAAATGTTTCCAGTAATACTACTGATAGCTGGTGTCAATGGTGATACCCTACCCCAAGCACCCTCGGCATAAATTTCTGTAGTTTCCAAGTCTGTATTATATCTAATATTACCCTCTGTAGGTGAACCAGGCCGTTGTGCCGTAGTTCCAACTGGAATATCCAGAGCACCAGTAGATGTGTTTGAATCATCAGAAACATCTGTTGATGAAACAGATATGGTTGCCGCTCTGTCTATAATCTTATCAATTGCCATTGTTATCTATCCTTACGATGAAGTAATTGTTTCCCAAGCGCTTCCAGTATATACTTGTAGTTTATTTGTTGCAGTTAAGTATGCAACCATACCAGCGGCGGGAGATGTAATTGCGGCATCTCTTGCAGTTGTATCTGCATGAACTGCTGCTTGAAAATGCACACTTGTGCTTGCAGTGGTAAACGAACCAGCGGCAGGAGTGTTGCTTCCAATAATACCATCAAGGTTTCCTGTCACATTACCAGTTACGTTACCAGTAATATTACCTGTTACGTTACCAGTTACGTTACCAGTAATATTACCAGTGAATACACCAGCGATTGTTCCGGCACCAGTAATAGTAGGTGCAGTCAGTGTCTTATTAGTAAGTGTCTGTGTCGCACCTGTGGAAACCAACTCTTGACTTGCTACACCAGTACTTGGAAGTGTCAAAGTAGCAGGGTTGCCACTATTACCATTCAATGCACTATGTGATGCTGCGATAATCTTTTGACCATGAGTATTTTGTTCACAGTTAAGAGTGATTGCACCAGAGTTTGAACCACCACCTTGAATCTCAACTACTTGGTTTGCAGCGGTAATTTCTAGCTCGTCAGTTGCATTTGCAATACCTTCAGTAGTAAGTGCAGTGATTGTCATGGAAGTTGTAGTTCCACCGACTGCTCCATTAATAGTGGGTGCAGTTAAAGTTTTATTTGTAAGTGTTTGAGTTGAGGACGCACTAGACAATGTAGTACCGTTACCCAATTCAGTATAGATTTCGTCAAAGTTGGCGTTAATTTTAATTGCACCAGAACGAAGGTCATCTCCTGTACCATCGTTTGCAGATGTGCCTACGCCGATTGCTGCTTTTGCCATTTGTTATCTCCTAGTAGATATATTCTAATGTTATTTATAAGGTTTCGTCAAGTGTATTTGTATTTGAATCAAATGAAATTAAAGTATCATCAAATGATTTCTGAGGTGGAGCCATATCAAAAGTTAGTGTTCCTGAGTCAAAAGTTCCCTGAGTTCCACTATTATCAAATGATGCATTGTGTATTCCATAAGTTCCCTGAGTTCCACTTTCATCATATGTATTGTTAGCATTATCAAATGTAATAAAGTTTTGATCAAATGCATTGATAAGTGTTCCACGAGTTACTTTTATTTCGCCAGGTGGTGGAACATTAATCCTAGTCTTAAATGCGATTGGCGGAATAACAATATCATTTTCATCAAATGATGTATTAGTTGAATCAAATGTTTGAGTAGTATCATCAAAACTATCCAATGCACCAACCCTTGATGATACATGATTAATTGGATACTGTCCAAACTGGTCAATAGTAAAATACGCACCACTATTTACACCACCTCTTGGATTACGATAGATGCCAGGGTAGTTTGGTATCTCTCCGTCATCCATTACAGGGGGAACTGCAAACGCATACTTAGGTAACAAATCAAGTGTTGGGCCTAAGACAGTTTGTTGTTTCCCAATATTATTTCCTGTTCCTATTGTTACAGAAACGGTTGATGTCAATGTTACTTCTCTACCACTTGGAACATCTGATATGTCAGAGTATCCTTTTAATGGTGCAGATACGACAGTTGTTCCGTCTGTTGTTGTACCCAATCTTCTGCCGAATATAGAAGTGAAAAGGTTTGTAAGAGTAGATGCAAGTTCTGGTGTAAATGTTTCGGTATCAGCAGTAAAGTCTTGGACACCACCAGCAGTAGGTACTTGAATTCTTAGTGAGTTTGCTTGTGCCTGTGCGAGACTTGTTGCAAAAGAAACTTCACCAAAGACGTTCCAACCAGCAGGATGCACAGAGTTTCTAATACTCTCTCTCCACTGATTAATAGATTGGCCAATACGAACAACGTAAGAGTAGTCTTGATAATATAGAGAGTCTTGAACTCTCATTGTGGCTTCTGATACCTTGCCTCTATCAGTTATGAATGTTCCATCAGAACGAACAACTGGTTCTAGAGTTGTAGAACCAAACGCTCCTAGTTCCTGTACAACTGTTCCACTAACACCACCAACTGAAGTAATGATATCGCCAACGACAAAATCTTCTACAACTGTTTCTAATTCAAGAAGGTTAGTATCTGAATTCCAATCAACAACTGTTCCAGTGAATGAGGTAAGAGTATCACCGACAGTATAGTTACCTGTTGGATTTGCAATAACAATCTTTTTATTGAATGTAACCTTTGGAGCTCCAGTGTATTCCAAACCATAGTTTGTTATAGAAACATCTTTTACACTACCCACTCCACTGTTAGATATTGCAACCAACTCTGCATTAGTCGCTGAAGGATCTGCAACCGACCTTGTAACACTGATTGATGGGCGAGATGTATATCCATTACCGTCATCAATTATTGTGACTTTTGTAATTTGCCCAGCCTCAGTTGCAACACCCAAGTCTGTAAAGGTTTGTCTCTCAATAATAATATCATCCCCATTCTCAAGGAGAAGTTTAGTCACACCATCAGTATCTTGTTCCATACCGATACTAAATTCGTTAGTCTCTTCTCTAAGAAGTTGATTCCCATCTTCAAGTATAAGTGCTTCGCCCTGATAACTAATATCCTCAGAGTCAGGTTCTTCTACAATTAACAATTGAGAGCGATGACTTGTTGTTACTAGTGTTCCATCTTCCTGTACTATTGAACCAGAACCATCTTCAAGTTGTAGATACTTGGTTGTTATGCTTGCATCTTCTAAGTCAATCTGACTTGCATGGTCTACAATCAAGTCATGTACGTCAGTACAATTCTGAACCACACTATCTGGAGCAGTAAACGGTTCTAAGAGTAATGAACCACCAACAACTGCAAGTTTGGCTGCGGCGCCAACACCATTTGTGTTTGCATTATCGAAAACAATTGCATCACCTTCATTATAACCAGTACCACGATTGGCAATGTATATCTCATCAATACTACCAGCGCCAATTCTACTAACCTGGCCACGAACACCAATTGTTCCTAGTTTCTCAAATGTAACTGTATCACCAACCTCGTAATATTGTCCACCCTTAATACCATAACCCATACTCATGGGCCCATCAGTAATAGTTACTTCACCAACAATACCAGATAGAGTTGCACTAATCTCCAAATCAAGCACTGTCGATATACCCTTTATAATCTCACCGATTACAAATGTTCCATTAATAGTAGTTTGATCTAGATTGAGTTCTGTGACAAGTGTTGTTCCACTCTTAAACTTAACAAGAGATGATACGATGGCTGTTGCACCAGATGTCTGTCCAGTAATCGTTTGTCCAATAAGTTCACCGAAGTCAGATGTTCCAATTTCAAGAACTCTCATAACAAAATCATCTGACCATTGACCGTCAGATGTTCTGAGCATACTCTCCCTTGGATATAAGAATTCAGATTCTTCATCAAAAAGAATTCTAAAGAATAATCTATGACCATCTTCAGTTCCTTTTGCCTCATACAAATCTTTAATATTCTTGATAAGATTTCTTTGATCTATGCCTTCTGCAACTGTCTCTGGTATAGAGCGAAGAATTGATTCTTTAAACTTATCAAGAAACTTGTATACGGTATTATCAACATCTGCATATGCAAGAAGTTGTTGAATGTTTTGTATGGGGTTTGCTTTGTAATCAGTGACTACTGCACTTGCACCAGAAGTTTGGCCAGTAACCTTTTCACCAAAATTAAATCTTTGTTGTGATGTAATATAAATCTTTTTACTAGCATCATAATCATCTACAATAATCTTTGCACTACTCTTTGAAGTATCACCAACAATGGTTTCCCCTGTAACAAACTTTGCTACAGATGTTTCAAGAACAATGTTCTCTCCGTTCTGATCTAGAATATAATTAACAGAGTTTGTTTCTTGAATAATATAATCATTAAATCCACCAAGAGATAGTTGTGCCCCTTCCATGAACTCATAGTAATGTTTTAAAAGACTTATGAATAGTGGATGGTCTTCCTTAACAAAGTTAGGAAGTTGACCATCAATAAGAGGGGATACTTTATTTTTAAAAGATGGGTTATTACCAGCCATACTTAATTACCTATCTTAGTAAGAACTTGAACTTGATGAACTTGAACTTGAACTTGATGAAGAACTACTGCTTGTTGTTGTAGTGTCTGTCACAGTTCCCCCACCAACAGGAGAATATGAACTAGTTGATGCACCCTGACCAGAATTGTCAGATGTTGCACTAACGCTTCCTTTGGATATGTCTATTTGCAAGAGTTGATTTCTTACAGGGAGAACATCGTTTGACTCTGGAATAACAATCATGTGAATAGACCCATCAGTGTTCGTTGCAGATGTAATCGTGAGATTATTAAGAACTATAGTTCCCTGTGTATAATCAATTGTTCCCACTGCTGCGTTTGCATAAACCTTTTGGTTAGATTCAACTTTAAAGATTCTAACATTGCCCCTACCGTCATCATCCAAAAACTGTTCAGCAGTTGAACCAGAAATTTTAAAACCAGTAGTAGATAAAACCGAACCATGGCCAGCGTGTGGATTAAAAAATTGATTGTAAAACTTTGTTGTATACTGTGTTAAAGTATTGAGTTGTGGTGTTAAAGATTTGTACATACGAACAGTAGTGATGTTTGAAAGAATAGATTCATCTGTGGTATCAATCAAACGTGACAACTCAGAATATCTAAACATAGTATCAAACTTCTCAAGGTTGTTTGTAGAATAATTTGTTATTGTCGTATTAACTTCTGTCTGCAAATCAGATGCAGTCTTTGTTGTTGCAAGAGCATTGTATCTAAAGTTTGTATCTACAATAACATTAATTGTCTCAGGGTCAATAATCTGTGGGCGAACAGATGCTACGTTAAATGGTTTCAATCCGTTTACGATAAATTCTTTCTGGGCCTGAGTTAGTTTTGCTCCAGACAATGGACTGATTGCAATATACACTTGTCCATAAATTGGTGGATCATTATCTTCACCCCCCCACACTTGAACAGACTTGACATTTGGATATATCTCTGGTAGAATAGATTTATAGTCGGATGTGGTTACTGCTCTTCTCTGTGCAGAATAATTAAGAGGAGCATAGTACTTAATTGATTCAATAGTTTCTGGTTCTGCTCCACCAGACGCAGCCTGCATGGTTTCTATAGTAATGTCAGACACACCACCAATTGCTGTACCACTGAATGTAGTTGCACCATTTGCTTCTGTTTTGTTAGTTACAATGTATTCTAGAATTACAATGTTTCCGTTAATAAGTTTCTTACCAATAACATTGTCACCAAAGTAAACTTCAAATCTACCATCTTCATTTTCTTGTAAAAAATAAACTTGGTCAGTAGCCTTTACCGTTGAGATATCTTTTGCAAGATTATAAACATTTGTAGTTGTATCAGATGAAGAGTTCTGGACAGTAACAGTAAGAGTTGTGGTATCTGCTCTGTCGCTTGTAATAGTGTATTTCTTTTCTGGATTATTAAAGTCAACGGTATACTTTGCACTAACCAATGTTCCTTCATAGATAGGTAGGTTTTCAAATTTAAGAATACCATTCGTTGGTTGAACAGTCCTTGATTCATTCACAACAAAACCATATGTGTTATTGTTTATTGTAGTTGTAAACTTTGTACCCTTATCTATTGTTACTGAAGAAAGATTACTATTATTAACTTGGACGTTGACGAATGCTTCTGCAGCTCTGGCAGAACGTGGAGTATAGTTTAGTTTCTTTGCATGAGATACTACAGATGAACGAAGTGTTGCAGTGTCAAGAAACATTTCGTTTGAAAGCATATTTGCATTCATACCAAGGTAATGTGTATTATATGCTAAGGTGTCAATCAGAACAGACAACCCTGAACCTTCAAAGTTATAATCAGAAAATTCTGTCTGCCCCTTGAGATATGTCTTTAGATTATTTTTTATATCATCGAAATCTAATTCGGTGACTTGTAATTTTGACTCTGCCATCTTATCTTAATCTCTCTAAAAATATGTTCATGTCTGCAATGTCCGAAGAGTTCACTACAAAAAATTTAATCTGTACCCTATATTCATTTGCATCAGAATTGTCTGAAACAATAACATCGACTAGTTCTGCTCTTGGTTCAAAGTTTGCAATAACATCTCTAACGTGTCTTTCCAAAACTGTTGCAACGATTGGTGATACTGGTTCAAATAAAACTGAACGAACATTAGATCCTATCTCTGGATGAAAAGGACGCTCATAGAAATTGGTGTTAACTAAATTACGAACACTACGTTTTACTGCCTCAACATTAGAAAGCGTTGCAATGTCACCAGTGATTGGATGTCTTGCAAGCGACAAATTAATATCTTTAAATACTTGTGCATTTCTATCAGAGGTATTCGTTCTCTCTGCATCACGAAATGCTGTTGGATTGGCAGTCATATATTTCTCCTATTTGTATTTATAACGAAACTTATAGATTAATGAAAGCTCTATTCTTGATATGCTCTTCAGCAATATCTTCTTTGGACTGCCCCATATATTTTACTGCATGATGTTCTTCAATCATTTTATTATTGATGTTGACTTCACCATACCACAACTCACCAAGTATCCTACCGAACTTACCTTTACCATCCTTGTGTGTTTTGAGAACAAGTCCGCCTGCGTTAGTCCACTTCATAAGAAAGTCTTTTGCAGCCAATCCGTACTTCTTCTCTTCTAAATCTCTTGTTCTGGATTCTGGTGTGTCGATACCATACATACGAATTCTTTGTTTGAGCATCCATACACCGAACCCTAAGTCAATGTCAACATCTACTGTGTCACCATCAACCACTCTCACCATTCTACATTTATACTCGTGCATTACTTTATCTCCTTAGTCTAGACAGACTCCATTGTTCCAATCATACTGAACACAAGAACCGTTCTGTGCAATTGCTTTTGATGGGTCTGCTGGTGTTCCGCCTCCACTACCACCATTTGCAAATACATTTGATGATGATGATGCAGAAGCATTAGGCACCCATGAACCATGTCCGCCAGTTGCGTCACCTAAACGATGAACTAGTATTCCGTTTACAAATACATTTGGACTAGAACCGACAGCTGGATCGCCGCAACTAGTAGTGTCGCCAATTCTTACTGCACCCTTACTGTTTACAAAAACATTACCAGAACCACTTGCGTATGTGGTTTGATGAAATGGACTAGGTGTAGGACTTGCGTGGCCAACGTGTGCATCCCCTATTCTTACTACGCCGGGCATTAGTTTAGATTGATTACACCAGCATCAATGTCTACTTCCGTAGATGCATCCAAGTCTAGTGTACCTGTTATGTTTGTTGTTTGATTTGCTTTATATGTTTCGGAAACAAGTCCAGTGACTTCTTCCGTCTTTGCGTCTTTATATGTTTCCGTAACAGTATTGGTTACTGTCTCTGCTCTTTTACCTGTAACACTTATAGTATGTGAATGAGTTCCATTCTCTGTTCCATATGTTTCCGTAACATTCTTTTTTACAACTTCCGTCTTGTTACCGTCAACTTGAATATGCCAATCGCCTTTGATATAAGTCTTGCAGTTTGAATCAATCGTAAGGTTTACATCACCCTTGATATTAACAAAGTTACTACCAGCAATAATATGATAGTTCTGTCCGACAACTCTTGTTACCTTGTTTCCGTCAGCGTCAATCTCATAGTATGTTCCACTCCTATGTTTTTCATAGATACGTTCTGCAAATGGTGT